CCTTTAAAGGAGAAAAGCACGCCTCTCTCCCTTAGATCATCCCAGGTTCGGGCCTGTCAGGCCCATGAACGCGGGAATTGATCGCCAAGCCTTTCGGATGTTACCATCCCGGAGGGCTATCCGCTCAGTGGAATCGCTGATGAGTCTAGCCGTGAGGCGAGATCCATCTTCGACACTCCAGCTCCTGGTCTTCTGAATAGAGACAGGAGTCCTTGCCTCTAAACGTTGATAATCCTTATTCCACCTATACGGCACATCGTTGATAGACGATGTGTCGCCATAGGCAAAGTTTGGAAGGTCAACTACTTCGCCGTGTAAATGACGAAGTTTAGAGGGTTCAATCTCCATGACAGGATAGATTTCTCTAGCCCAGTTACGGAGAAGCAAGGCAGTATTAAAGGACTTCTGGAGGAAAAACTTCCTCTGGAGATTCAATAATACTGGGTAGATGCTTAACTTCCTTGTGCCGGAATAATGATAATGTTTGTTGCGAATAATCGTAACATCACCATCATTAAACCACTCACCACCGCACGACTCACGAAAAGGCGTAGCATAGCATGTCTTTGACATGTTAGGCTTGCAGCCAATCGTGGAGAGTGTACCGATGAGCGTCTCAAAGGACTGATCATTAGGGATGATAATATCATCCCCAAAGACCCGAACAAGAGAGGCACAACTGCGAAAACTTTCGCTGGCACGACATAGCTTAATGGAGGCTACAGCTAACGACCAAAACACGAGTGTTTCGATCGGAAAGCAAATAGCACTACCCATTGGAGCAAATGCAACCAATCTTTCTAGTTCGCTTCAAAAACGAACGTAGTCAGATCGCAATGAAAAGAGCAAACGACGCAAGTGAGGCACCCCCGAAAAGAGGTGCCAAACGAGAGTCGCAGATAATGTGTCCGATGCCGATGACAAATCGACAGTGGCCATATTATCGCAAACCGCTTTGGCGGCGGCAATCCGATTGAAGGTTTGATCCTCCATACGAATTGATCGCCAAAGAAGAGGCTCTCTTTTGAAATGTTGCATTAGTCGTTTTAACATCCCCTGCTGCAAATATTGCATTGCAGTAGGTTCTATGGATATTAAACGAGGCCCACGGAAGTCTTTAGGGACCAGACAGCCCTTTGTCACCATAGGTTTGGTGAGGGGGATGGGAGGTCCTAAAAGAGCAGTCCGCATGTTCGCAGTTCCATACAATAAGAAAGGGAACCACTTCTCAGCTTTTGAAGGCCAAGAAGTAAATTGCCATTTCTCATCGCGCTCGAAACCTTCAGAAGTTGCCCCTGGACCATGTCCAGGAAGAAACAACTCCGTGGGGAATCGAGACATCACAATTGAGATAAGCTTGGTAGCTATCTCTATCACAGGATGATCAGTCTGTATTCGAACACTGCGAAGTGTTCGCTGTCCAAGCCGAAAGTCCTCGATAAACCTCAGATTCAATTTTTCGGGCAAAGCGGTTTCCCGCTTAGCATCGAACAGGAGAAACTGACGTAAATTGCGAATGGATGTTAGGGAGGCATTATTCTTAAGCATACCGTCATCTAAGAACAACTCCTTAAACGGAGAGTATAAAAATGACGGAAGCCGGGAATCCTTTCTTAATCTAAACGAAGAGGGACATTTAAAGGTCCCAGTTACTAGTCCTAAATCCAGGGCTCTTCCCAGCTGGGGAAGGGTTACCTGAACGAAACTAGCACCTTCATGAGATAGCCTATCAGCTATAACTTGAAGATCATCTAAATGGAAAGGAGTACCTTGAATAATACCGTCAAGCATCATAGCGTGACGGAGTGCGCAGAAGCGCACTTGGAACGACTTATGGTTTCCCAATTGGGTTTCCTCCAAGCCTTCCAGGTGCTGAACCTCTTGATCACACTTATCCGAAAACAGCAAGACCCGAACGTTATTGACGAACGGGATTAAACGGACCTGTCACATTGTAGTCACCCGAAGGGGTGTCTCCATTGATGAAGGTCAGCATAAAATTCTTGCTGAAGAGGGATGCGAGATTACTTATGAGGTCGCCAATGGTGGCGGCCGGAATAGTAGTATCGCGGGGTACCTTTACAACAAAACCTACTGAAGCAACAACGTTAGCTCCAGTAGAAGAGTTGATTTTCTCGTGACGGAAAGTCACGAGATGGGTATCCGTGCCAAGACTTCCGCTGGGCTTCATCTGGTGGTCAATGTCGATGAACAAACGGTCAGAGACCGTGTTCGCCGAACAAGACCACCGAGATTTCGACCCAGCGAGGGATTGGCGATTAAAAGTGAGATCAGTCGTGCCATCAGAATTGGTGACAATGAAAGATTCAGCAGCCATGGAAGAACTCCAAATATGCCGGTGCTTCTGAGCATCGGCGGGTTGGTTTCACGGACTAGAGCACACGCTGTAGAAAAAGCGCGGCTCCGGTCACAATTTGGAAGGAATTAAATCCGGTGAAACTTAACGGACTTAAATCACTCGGAACTTCAAGAGACCTCAGATAATTCGATTCGGTAAAAGAACCGATGTCGAAAGGGGCCGTTTCGGTACAAATCATTGAACCGGAAGTTGGTAACGCACCAGGTGTTAAACATAACCTGGTGGTCGTTTCCGTCTTCTCGGAACAAGTAAATGAGCGAAACTCGCAGAAAGGTCCTCCAGTATTAAGGCGCGTGAAATAGTTAATCACGTGCTTAGTATTAAGGAACCAATCTACTACGAATGAGAAAGGAAGTAACTCCCAACCGAGACCAATGATCCGATCAACTCCAAAATATTGGAGATAAGCGGACCAGGTAGCGGAGAAAGTTAAGTCATGTCTCACTCGAGCCCAGCAGCCCATAGTCCCAACACGAGTACTAGATTCGACGCGTTTAAACGCCGACATAGTTGTGAAGGGACCAGTGGGGATGCTGTCTGAGATTGTAGCGCCTGTGGCGCTGCGAACTCTAACAGGTACAAACCGATCTACATGCTGTCGCAGATATGCCATACGTGATGATACCTTTTTATGGGCATCAAGAACGTCGAGCAGGTCATTGATAGCGGGTCTGACGCCAAAAGCGCCAAACAAAGTTTGGTCTGCACCGGATTTTACGACGTGATGAACAACATCTCCCATAGATGAGTGCTTATTCAACTTAACCCCAAGTTTGGGGATAGCGCGAAGCAAACTCCTAATCGCACTTGCTGGATTGATCATAATCTTGAGGGCGTCAACAAAGACGTCACTCTCGACAAGGTCTTCTCCAATAAGAAACGATGCAGGAATAAAGGCTTGGCATGAATTAGTGTACTTATCATAGAGAGATACCCAATCAATGGGCGGAAGCGCACTAACCGCGCTAGCAGAATCGAGGTCCTTGACAAAGTCAAGGAACCCAGATTCGCCAGACGGTAGTGTGTACAGCGCGTTGAGAAGGGTAAGTCCATCAGCGGTCCAAGAGAGATAGCCAGTAGATCCAGCCAGATGATGGTCCTCAAAATTGATGGTCACGGCATCGCCAGTTTTAAAGCTGGTTTTGACATGATTACAAAAGTGAGGAGCGCGAGGAAACTCGCGAAGATTCTGAAGAGCCTTGACTCTTACGTGAAGTTTCTTGCCACTGAGTTTATTCATTCGCGAAATGCGAATGGATTCTCGGAAGCGATTAACCTGCGCTTTGTAGTCAAAGTACTTAGAATCAACCATATCCTTTATCACGGATTGGTCAAGTATGTAAGGGGCAGTCGCAGAATCTTCCGTACCTAAGAAGTGTTGTAACACGTCATAGGGCGGATCGTTACTGCG